TTCGAAACCTGATTTCTTAGATCTTGACAAAGACGGCAACAAGAAAGAGCCAATGAAAAAAGCTGCTGCCGACAAAGGCGGAGATAAAAAAGACAGTGGTAAGAAAGGTATGAGTGCTGCACAGGCTAAGTACTTTGGAAAGAAAAACGAATCTGTCTCAACTTCAAAGAAAGTTGTTGCCGAATCCGTTGAAGCATCGTCAAACTTTAGAGAACTAATGAAACTTGTTATCGAAAGCGGCGGTCAGCAAGCTATCGATCCGTTAGACAAGGCATTGTTTGATTGGGCTACTAGAGTAGCACAGAGAAAGTTTACAGAATCAACTAAAGCAGAAGTTTATGCTGGCCTAGTATACGAAAGAATGGGTGGCCGTTTTGAAATGTACGATGTGTTAAGTGAAGAACAAAAATAAATTTAAGTTGGAAATAAAAAGCCAGTCCTAGGTTGACTGGCTTTTTTTATGACTATATAATTGTCTTATAAGGAGAATAGTATATGGCAAAAATGTATGGTCCTGAAGAACGAGCTAAACTAGAACGTCTCATCAATGAAGGTTCAAATGTTCTACGAGAAGTAGAGGATCTTCAAGAGGGTCTTAAAGAAACAGTTAAAGCAGTAGCTGAAGAACTACAAGTAAAACCCAGTATTATCAATAAGGCAATTAAGATTGCACACAAAGATAATTGGAAATCTCATGAAGAAGAATGGGATGAAATTGAAATGATCTTAGGTGTTACTAAACATTTGCCCGAGAAGGATTAAATGATTAATGAATTATTTAGACCTACACTAGAATGGATAAGAGATGATTGGCGTAGTCACCCGTTCCGTTTTATGGTGGAGATTGTCGCATGGGCTATATCGATTGGATGTAGCATCACTATGGCGCTCACTGTCCCCAATCCACCTTTACTTATTTTGTACCCTATTTGGATCGCTGGCTGTGCCATGTATGCTTGGGCTGCTCATACTAGGAAATCGTTTGGCATGTTGGCTAACTACCTGTTATTGGTAACCATAGATACCGTCGGATTAATCCGTATGTTATAAATAAATCTGTAAAAGATGGTAGGCGTGGCCATAAACCGCACATTTGGTATTTGCGAGCCCTAAGTCGCATATGGAGAAAAATTGAGTTACGTTGACGCATTCTATGATCGCAACGACGATATTATTCGTATCGTCGAACGAGACAGCAAAGGTAATAGGCATTATAAAGACTATCCTGCCAAACACCTTTTTTATTACAAAGATTCCAAAGGCAAGTTTACTTCTATACACGGAGATCCGTTGAATCGAGTTTCCTGTAAGAATATAAAAGAACTACGGAAAGAACTTGCAATCCATTCAAATAAAAAACTATACGAAAGTGATATTAATCCAATCTATCGCTGCCTAGAAGATAACTATCTCAATGCGGATGCACCTAAGCTAAATGTAGCCTGGTTCGATATTGAGGTGGACTTTGATCCAGAACGTGGCTACGCATCACCGGAAGATGCATTTATGCCTATCACTGCTATCGCTGTTCACTTACAATGGATGGACACTATGGTTTGTTTGGCAATTCCGCCAAAAACTATTTCAATGGCAGAGGCAAAACGTCAAGTTGAAGAATTTCCTAATACTATGCTGTTTGATAACGAAGCAGATATGTTAGACACATTCCTAGATCTAATTGAAGATGCAGATGTATTGTCGGGATGGAACAGCGAAGGTTTTGATATTCCCTATACCGTCAATAGAGTAACAAAAGTTTTAAGCAAAGAAGATACTCGTAGATTTTGTCTATGGAATCAGTTCCCAAAAAAGAGAGAATATGAAAAGTACGGAAAGGCGGCTGTTACTTATGACCTTGTTGGTCGTGTTCATCTAGATAGTCTCGAGTTGTACCGCAAATACACCTATGAAGAACGCCATACATACAGACTCGATGCTATCGGAGAAATGGAGATAGGCGAGAACAAGACTGTCTATGAAGGTACATTGGATCAACTTTACAACAATGATTTTAAAAAGTTTATCGAATATAACAGACAGGACTGTGCATTGCTAGATAAACTTGATAAGAAGTTAAAGTTTATGGATCTTGCTAATACACTGGCACACGAATGTACAGTATTATTACAGACTACTATGGGTGCGGTCGCCGTTACAGAACAAGCTATTATTAACGAAGCACATAAGCGTGGTATGATTGTGCCTAATCGTATCGGTCGTGACGAAAGTGTTAATACCCAGGCAGCAGGGGCATATGTTGCCTATCCTAAAAAAGGTATTCACGAATGGATTGGTTCGTTGGATATTAACTCGCTGTATCCTTCAGCGATTCGTGCGTTGAATATGGGGCCGGAAACTATCGTAGGTCAACTACGTGCAGATGGAACTAAGGCATATATCGAAGCAGAAATGGCTAAAGGAAAATCATTTGCATCGGCGTGGGAAGGCGTATTCGGATCACTAGAATATACCGCAGTAATGAATCGTGAGGTAGGAAGAGAAATCACTATCGACTGGGAAGACGGAGAAAATGATACTCTAAGTGCTGCTCAGATCTACGATTTGATATTTGAAAGTAATCAGCCTTGGATACTGTCAGCAAATGGAACTATCTTCACCTACGAAAAGGAAGGTATTATTCCTGGTTTGCTCAAGCGTTGGTACGCTGAACGTAAAGAAATGCAGGCTAAACTTAAAGAATGTATTTCCGCAGGAAACAAAATTGAAGAAGAATACTGGGATAAGCGTCAGCTAGTTAAGAAAATTAACTTGAACAGCTTGTATGGTGCTATTCTCAACCCGGGCTGTAGATTCTTTGATAATAGAATCGGTCAATCCACAACTCTTACTGGTAGAGCCATTGCTAAACATATGGCATCAAAAGTTAACGAAATTATCACCGGTGAATATGATCACGTTGGAAAATCTATCATATACGGTGACACAGACTCTTGTTACTTCTCAGCGTATACTACGTTGAAGAAGGATATTGAGAAGAATACGATTCCTTGGTCTAAGGAATCTGTTGTTGAACTTTATGATACTATAGGAGAAACTGTTAATGGAACATTCATTAGATTCATGCAAGACGCCTTCCATGTCCCAAAATCCCGAGGAGAGGTCATTAAAGCAGGTCGCGAGATTGTTGCTTCCAAAGGACTATTCATTACAAAGAAACGATACGCAGTACTTTACTACGACAAAGAAGGAAAACGGACAGATGTTGACGGCAAACCAGGGAAGATCAAAGCTATGGGGCTCGATCTCAAACGTTCAGATACCCCGGTTGTTATCCAAGAATTCTTAAGTAATGTTCTAGAAAGAGTCCTTACAGGACAAAGCAAAGAAGAAGTACTAGGATACATTACTGATTTCCGTACAGAATTTAAAACACGCCCTGGTTGGGAGAAAGGTTCGCCTAAGCGAGCTAACAATATCACAGAATATGCTGCCAAAGAAAAGAAAGCCGGTAAGGCCAATATGCCTGGGCACGTTCGTGCTAGCCTAAATTGGAATACTTTAAAGCGTATGATGGATGACAAATATAGTATGCATATCACTGACGGTGCTAAGGTTATCGTCTGCAAAATTAAAGATAATCCAATGGCTTATACATCAGTGGCTTACCCTGTAGATGAATTAAGACTTCCACAATGGTTCAAAGATCTGCCATTTGACGATGCCGAGATGGAAAATACAGTTATCGACGAAAAGCTAGAAAATCTTATTGGTGTTTTGGAATGGGACATCAGTTCAACAAGGTCGGATAACACATTCAGCAAATTGTTTGATTTTGAGTGATTTCTAGGTTGATTTTCATTCAAGATCTAAATATAATCTTAATATAAAGGAGAATTCTCAATGAAAGATATTTTACAAGACATTGTGTCGCACACACAAAACCTAGGCTTCTTAACAACAGTTAAAGTCACAGGCACAGAAGATAAAACGCAGGTATTTTCTATGGCTGACGATCGCTCAGTGATCATGGAAGGAGAAACTGCAAACCCCTATCCAGATATGTTAGGCACATTCGGTATGCCGCAACTCAACAAATTGAAATATTTGTTAGACGGTGCCGAGTATAAAGAAGATTCTAAAATTAATGTAACGTTTGCAGAACGCAACGGTGAAACTATTCCTGTCGGTATCCACTTTGAAAACAAAGATGGCGACTTCAAGAATGACTATCGTTTTATGAATCAGGAAATCATCAACGAAAAGATGAAGACTGTTAAGTTCCGAGGGGTTAAGTGGGATGTAGAAATTGAACCTAGCGTGGCTGCGGTACAACGTTTTAACTTCCAAGCAGGTGCTAACAACGAACATCCAACTTTCTTAGCCAAGACAGATGGCGGCAACTTAAAGTTTATCTTCGGTGACGCTAGCACACACGGCGGTGAATTTGTATTTGCACAGAACGTAGCAGGTAAGTTAGATCGTGGTTGGACATGGCCAGTGTTACCTGTGTTAAGCATTTTAAAAATTGCAGACGTTAATAACACTAAGATGGCTTTGAGCAATGAAGGTGCTATTCAGATCACTCTCGATAGCGGACTTGCTACTTACAAATACATTATCCCTGCACAGGCAGCTTGATGATTAATTCTTTTACACAAGCATCTAAGTATGTCACTGCATACATGGGATCTAACAACGATCCCTATTTCAGTATGTCGGCGCCAAGTGCTGGTATGTTGAGATTTAATGGCGACACAAGAAATATGGAAGTGTATGACGGCAGTAGTTGGAGACCGATGACGGGGACTTCGGCTAGTGTAAGTATGAATCCAGATGCAGAGAAAGCCATAGAATGGGCGTTGAAAAGAATTGAACAAGAGAAACAATGGTACGAGCTCGCATCAAACAACGAAGCAGTTCGTATTGCATTAGACCAATTAGAACAGGCAAAAACAAAATTAGAACTTACAGCAATTTTAGCGAGAGATTATGAACAAACAACCAGTTGACTTAACACCATTACAAAAGGACTACGCAGTTTATCTTCCTGCGATCAGTTCTTTCTATAGTACCTATGTAGACAAACAACGAAAAGAAGAATTTATACCTAATGATCGAATTCCTAAAGGATTTGACCGTGGTATCGAAGGTATGAACTTTCTTAATCCAGAACAAGGATATTTTTATTATAAAAATGCTTTGTATTCAGCAGGTCATGCACAATTAGATATCGAAAAGAGTCTTGATCAAGAACTAATGATACAGGCTAGAGATCGTTCTAAAACAATGATCTTAGGAGATTCTGGTGGATACCAGATTGGTAAGGGTGTTATTAAATTCGACTGGCAAGACTTCGAAGGCCCTGCTGCTAACAAAGTCCGTGAAAAAATCTTAACTTGGTTAGATGTTACTGCAGACTGGTCAATGATGTTGGACGTCCCTACCTGGGCCTGTGATAAAAATCATACTGAAAAAACAGGTTTAAAAACCTTTGATGATTGTCTTGAGAAGACACAATTCAATAACAAATACTTTATTGAAAATAGAGTCGGTTCTGATAATGGTGGTACTAAATTTTTAAATGTTTTACAGGGTTCTAATTGGGAAACTGCAGAAGCTTGGTATCAAGGTGTTAAAGAATTCAGCGACAAAGCAGTATGGGGTGACAAAGCTGCTGAAGGGTGGGCTATGGGTGGTGCCAATATGTGTAAAATGCCAGTAACCTTAAAGCGTCTTATCACTATGAAGTTTGACGGTATGCTAGAAGGTAAAGATTGGATGCACTTCTTGGGTACTGCACAATTAGACTGGAGTTGTTACTTAACGTCTATTCAGAGACAAATTAGGAAACATATCAATGAAAACTTCACTATCTCCTTTGACTGTGCATCACCGTTCATCGCAACAGCTCACGGATTGGTATACACTAACGCCCAACATACCCCTAAACGCTGGAGTGTTATCATGGATAAAGCCCCGGATAATAAGAGTCTTTCCGGACGGCACGATATACCTTTTCCTTTCGAATCCGAAGTTGGTCGCAGACTTACGATCGCTGATATCTGCCACTATGCACCAGGAATGTTAAACAAAATCGGTAAAGAAGGTAAAACTTCTTGGGATTCATTTGCCTATGCACTGATGATGAGTCATAATGTGTATTGTCATATTGTTGCGGTACAACGTGCAAATCACTTAATGGATATCGAGCTAAAAAATAAACCTAGAATGCCGTGGAGAACATATCGTGCTAAAGTCAAAGACAATGACTACAGCGACGAAATCAGTGATTGGGTTCCTAGAAACATTCTTTACTTTGACAGCTTTGTAGAAGAATTGTTTGCCTGTAAAGATAAAACCGCAGCATTCGAAATGATCGAAACTGCTACTACACTAGGATTCTTGAACGGTGTGGAAGGTGCTAGACTGCGCGGAGGTGTTAAGAGTACATTTAATCAACACTTCTACGAAGAAGGCGAAGAAGAAAAATCTGCTTACTCAGATGAGAGAGAAGACGAAGAACTTGACAAATTGAAAGTAGAATAAATGCGATCACAATCAACAGCTAAAATTCATGCTCCTAAATGTGCGTTACCAAATTGTTGTAATCAAGTAGGATACCATCGACGAAGTAATAAATTAGATGGTAGTCCTGTTTGGAAATGGAAGACATTTTGTGAACCCCACAGAACTGCACTACGTTTCGAAGTTAACGAATGGATGCGGTCTGTTGGTTGTGAAAATAAACACGGCTACCTAGGATGGTTCTGTAAAGACCCTCATACAGAAAGTTTAACTATTGATCATCACGACGGAGATAAGTTAAATTCTTCTAAAGAAAATCTAAAAATTTTATGTGCTAATTGTCATAACAAGAAAACTAAAATTTTTGGAGATCACAAAAAAAGGTATTCGTATACCAATCCAATGTTTAATAATTTTTTCGAGGAGGTATGATATGTATGAAAGTCGTATAAAAATGCTTACCGAAAGCCATCGTTTATTGGATAATCAAATATCCGAAATAGAGAAAAATGGCAATTTTGATAATCAAAAATTGTCTGAATTGAAGAAACAGAAGTTGCTTTTTAAAGACGAAATTGCTAGACTTACTAAATTGCAATGGGAACAGGATCACGAAACTGTTGATTACGATGACGAAAGATAAAAAACATAAACCCAGTCAATTTTCTCTTAACAGGGGACAGATTGAAAAACTTGCTAAAATGGCTGCTCACTTCAAAGAAGTTGAGTGGTTTACTTTAGAAGAAAGTAATAGCAGCGGAATTGGTCCTGCCGTTGTTGTCAAGTTTAACCTATTCAACGATAGCGATAAGGACATCGATACTACCGTTGATATCACTGATGTAAGCACTTGGTAATGAAAAGAAATTATGAATCTGGTGTTAAAGAGGATATTATATTCTTTGTTGGCACTGAAATTGAAAGAACTCCTGCCTTTGGAATGAAAACTTTGTTTGTTGTAGGTGTTCACGATCCGTATATTATTATGGAACTGGCTCGAAATAACAAATGTCAGCATATCTATTTCGGCGCTAATCAAAGTTTTAAAACTCAAGGTGTCAATGATTCTGAAACTTGGCGACCTTGGGAAGATATGATCTATGTCTGCCTAGATGCCGAAGATGGGTTTTGGTGTACCCTAGATTTTGATGTCAGCGAAACGGAAGGATTGCTAGAGAGCGGTCTTACCGAAAAGCGTAGATTTATTCCGCAAATTAGTGTAAAATTACCTTATATTAATCAACTAGGCTATAATGCTACACTAAAAATCGACGATAAAGATTTTTCAGCAACTAATCCTGGGGTATGGTGCCATAACCTACAGGACCTTCTGGGAAGAGATCGCTTCACAGACTGGGACCAATATGGCAAGGATGAGATACTCAAATGAGTGGTTATGGACAGGCAATCGCTACTATTGGCTCAGCAAATAAACAGCGAAGAATAAGAAAGGCAAAGAAAGTGAAGCTAACACTGAAACAACGTATTCGCAATTGGATAAACAGCGATGATTATGAAGAAGACTCTCTACAGGTCGTAGAGGCAGACAGACTTTCTAGTGACGGTATGCGTCTACAGATCTATAGAGCCAGCGGTGGCTATGTTGTAGAAACTCGTAGTTACGATAGTCACAAAGATCGTAATCTTAATAGTATGCACGTTATCACTGAAGATCAAGATCTCGGCAAAGCATTAGGTCAAATCGTCATGATGGAGGCATTGAAGAGATGATTATCAAGCAAGACATTCGACCTAACAAAATGATTTGGGTTACCTTTCGCAAAGAAGGTATTCACAAATATCCCGCAGCCGCAACTGATCCAAACTTAGCAACAGGAGATGAATATGATGTTTCGTTTTTGGCTAATCCCCATCGCCATATTTTTCATTTTAGGGTTTATCTTAGTGTCACCCACAATGACAGAGATGTGGAATTTATACAATTCAAGCGATGGCTCGAAAAACTGTATTCTAGCAACGAAGGTGTATTGTCGCTAGACTATAAAAGTTGTGAGATGATGAGCGATGACTTATATGCTCAGATTCATGCAAAGTATCCAGACCGTGAGGTTTGGATCGAGGTCTCCGAAGATGGAGAAAATGGTTCATTTATCAAGTACTAAACTAAAAGGAAGAAGCTAAAATGGCTCGTAACTACAAGGACTATTCTTATTTCACTAACCGTCCTGATGTTGTTAAAGTGTGGGAGGATCTTGAAGCCTACCACGACTATTGCAGATTTGAACTCTGCGATTTTAATCCTGCAGATCTTTATCGCAAAGATTCTGCAAACTATCAGGCTTACTTAAATAGTAGGCGTCCACGCAGACCATATCAAGGCAATAAGCCTCGCTGGGACAACAACGGAGATCGCGGACAAAACCGCAGACCATATGGCCAGAATTTTTCTCGTTGATCTAGAAGCAGTAGAAACACGATACACAGGCGAGTGGAAAACCCACTTGCCTGCGTTACTACGAAAGAGAGGACACGATGTTCAAATTATTGCTGGCCCTGCGGATATTCCTAGTGCCACTACTCCTGGCGCCTTTCTTAATTTTGGCGGCACTAATATCTATAAGTCTAACCAAGTTGAACAGATGGGCCGTTTATTTTGTAACGGAGCCGTTCATGCCGGCGATCACTTTATTTTTACTGATGCTTGGCACCCGGGTATCATAAATCTAAAGTATATGAGTGAACTGTTACAGATTCCTGTAACCATTCATGCCCTATGGCATGCCGGCAGCTATGATCCTCAAGACTTTTTAGGTAGACTTATCGGGAACAAGTCTTGGGTAAGAAATGCTGAAAAGAGTTTCTTTCACGCTATTGATCATAATTATTTTGCCACAGACTTTCATATTGAGATGTTTATACGTAATCTTCTTAATGACGAAATGTTTGAAAATCCTTGGATTGAAGACCAGATACAAGAAGCTCTTAGAGGAGAATATTCTGGTATAATAAGATCAGGCTGGCCAATGGAGTATATGCAAGACACTCTATTGATGTACAAAAATATGCCTAAGCGTGATCTTATATTGTTTCCGCATCGAATGGCTCCGGAAAAACAACTGCCTATTTTTGAAGATCTGCGTCAACAACTTCCTCAATATGATTTTAAGGTGTGTCAAGAGTATCCGCTATCAAAAAACGAATATCATAATTTACTCGGCGAGGCTAAGTTAGTGTTTAGTGCCAACTTACAAGAAACACTGGGTATCAGTTGGTATGAAGGTGCATTAGTAGATGCTATTCCTATGGTTCCGGATCGTTTGAGCTACAGTGAAATGGCGTTAGATGATTTCAAATATCCTAGCGAATGGACGGAATCATTTGAATCTTATAAAACAAATAGACACTACATTGTGGCGCAGATTATTGAATACATGGAAAATTACAGACAGTTTTTACCTAGTCTAAATAAACAAGCAGATGCGTTAACACAAAACTTCTTTAGTTGTAATAAACTGCTAGAGATGTTAAAATAAAATGTCATCCACGACTATAACTCGGAGAATTATAATTGACAAACAAATTTAAATCAGATCCTGTATTAAATGAAAATGTAAACACAGAATTCGTAAAAGACGAATTTAAAGATCAGTATGTTCCACTTCCCCAGAAAGTTTATGTTAAAGCTGGGGAAATGATGAGTGACAAGGGCTACGAAGAAGCATATCTTGGCGATCATCTTCGCTTTAAAATGAAACGTGAAGGCAAACGTTTTTGGGCTGGAGATAACATTAGTGACTTTCTACACGAAGGCGATAAAGAGAAACTTATTGACGAAGCAACAGAAGCATTTGAAACAGTGCTTGATCGTTTGCTAATTGATCGCGAAAACGATCCTAATAGTCACGGCACTGCTCGTCGATTGGCTAAAATGTATTTTAACGAAATAATGGCAGGAAGATATGACCCAGCACCAGACGCCACAGCATTCCCTAACGATACGGAAGACCGCTACGAAGGTATGTTGGTTGTTCGCAGTGAGCTTCGCAGTATGTGTAGCCATCATCATCAGCCCGTTAGTGGTGTTGCCTATATTGGTATTATTGCGGCTTCCAAGCTCATTGGACTTAGTAAGTACACACGCATCGCACAGTGGTGCGCCCGGCGCGGAACTCTCCAGGAGGAACTTGCTAATGATATTGCTCGCGAGATCGCCAAGGCCACAGGAGCCAAAGACGTAGGCGTTTATGTTCAAGCAATTCACGGCTGCTGTGAGAATCGCGGTATTATGGCACATAGCAGTCTAACGCAGACTACTGTACTAAAAGGTGCATTTAAAGACGATCAAGGAACAAAGAAAGAATTCTTTGATAATATCAAATTGCAACAAGATTTTGCCCCTAGATAAGGAAAATTATGAATCAACAAACTGAACTAAAAAAAGGAACCTGTGGCTGTGGTCGTAGTCCTACAGGAGATTGTATCGGATGGCACAGTCTGTCAGAAGATATGTATCAACATCAAAAAAGACTCTGGCTAGAAGAACAGTTCCGTAAAGATCAAGAAGCAGAACAAAAATAAAAGACTATAATGAATAGTGCAGAATTAGCCAGTTCTTTTATACAACGAGTTAGAAATCTTAAAACTTTTCAAGTTCAGAGATCTCTAGACGACCCTTTATCTTTCACTAGGGGGCCTGTTCCTTTTGACATAAAGGCCAATCAAGAATATGCTTGGTTTTCTGTATTAGCAGTAAGTCAACAGGAAGCGGAAGAAATGGTAGATCGCTGGTTAGAAGGCACACATGATTAAACCGTTATTAGATGAATTGATGGTACAACAACAGTTACCTTCTAACGATCAAACTGTTCGTGCTTGGCAGCATATGGTCGCTGTCATTATGCTAAATCAAACTGGAAGAAAGGCAGTGAAGTATGTACTGCCTATATTTCTCAATCATTGGCCCACTCCTAATAAATTTTTGTTCTCTACTATCGACGAGGTCAAGGAAGTAATTTGGCCGTTAGGTATGTACAATGTACGTTTTCAAAGACTTAAAAGAATGACTGCTGATTTCTTGCTTTGGGATGGAAATGATGCTAAACTGTTGTATGGTATCGGCAAATACGGAAGCGATAGCTACGAAATCTTTTTTAAACAAAATTATTCTGTGCAACCTACAGACAAAGAACTAAAAAGATATCTCGAAGAGGAAATTTTTAATGTTGTTGAAGCTACTTGAACGATTAGGTCGTAAGCGTATTATTTTTGATCGCGTACACAATGAACCTTATCTAGAACGCTACTATCTCTTTCTTAAAGAGCGTAACCGTTTTCCATTTAATGTATTTCTACACAAATTCTTAAAAGGAGATCCAGATGACGTTCACGATCATCCTTGGCCCTACGCTACATTAATTTTAAAAGGTGGTTATTATGAATGGGTTCCGCAGTTTGACGAACAGGGCAATAAATCTTGTGAAATACGTAAATGGAGAGGACCCGGCCATTTTCGTATATGTAGCCCTAACTCTTATCATCGTATTGAGCTTAAGCCTGGCGTAACAGCGTGGACGTTGTTTATGCCCGGTCCTCACAAACGTGATTGGGGATTCTTAGTTAATAACAAATGGATTCAACACGAACAATATTTAAAGGAAAGATATGAACAAGCTCATATTTCAACAACAAGAACTTAACGGTCTTGTTAGCAAGATATGTAGAGATATTGTGATCAGCAGCTGGCGTCCTGATTACATTGTAGGATTAACAAGAGGTGGGCTGATTCCTGCTGTAATGATCAGTCATTATCTCAATGTTCCGATGTATGCCTTAGGAGTAAGCCTACGAGATGGTCAGGGCGGAGAAAGTAATTTATGGATGGCCGAAGACGCTTTAGGTTATCCTAAAAAAGAAATATTCGTAAACGACGAAAACGATATAGGGGCTGTATTAGATGCAGCTGGTTCACTTTTAGAACAAGGTGAAAACTTTAAGAATATTCTTATTGTTGACGACATCAACGACACTGGTGCTACTTTTAATTGGATAATTAATGATTGGCCGAGTGGCTGTTTGCCTAACGATCCTGACTGGGGACACGTTTGGAACAATAATGTAAAATTTGCAGTATTAGTTGATAATCTAGCTAGTAAGTGCGAAGTTAAAATGGATTTTGTTGGAAAAGAAATCAACAAAGCAGAAAACGATGTTTGGGTTGATTTCCCTTGGGAAGATTGGTGGGCAAAATGAATGAAAAAATAATGAATGATCAAGCTGAGTCTATAGAGGATAGTCAAGCACCTTGGGATAATCTTGTAGACGAGGACTATCACGTAAAAGTATTTGCAGACAAATATCCGGTTACAGAAGGGCATCTGTTATTTGTACCTAAATATAACACAGTATCTGTACTAATGGATGCATTTGAAGATGCTGTGCGTGACGGTATACGTATGGTTGAAGAAGGACAGTGTGACGGTTTTAACATTGGTTTTAATTACGGAAAGTCAGCAGGACAAACCGTAGGTTGGCCCCACGTACATCTCATTCCGAGACGTAGTGGTGATATGGAAGACCCTACTGGAGGCGTGAGACACGTCATACCGGAACGGGGCAATTATAGGAAATGGAAATGAGAAAAGAAATTCTTGATGCGCTAAGAGCGCATTTTTCAGCACACGTTTTAAAACATAAAATGAATGTAGATATTATGTTAGGTAACCCTATGGCCATTCACGATCATACTGATTTAATGAGTGCTATTGAAAAAGAAATGGCTATCATTGCCGAATATATGGATAAACTTGAAGTGTTGGATAAACATTTCAATATCTGATTCTTTGAAAA